TGTTCATACCTTCTTTAATATACTTATTAATTCTGTTTCTATAAAATGTAGAACCACCGGCTGCAATAGCAAAGCTATCTGCGATTTGCGTAGGTGTAAAACCTATTTTTAATAAATAAGCTATAGCAGCTTTAGCTTTATTAGTAGCACCTGCTACAGCGCTAGCAAGCTCTGCTTCGTTTACATTTAACTGTAAACCTGCTCTTCTTTGTTTTAAGAAGTTTGAATTAAACAAAAAAGTAAAGTCTTTCCAATATTGTTTTTGATTAGCAAAAGCTTTAGCAGCAGCAAATACATTATTGTCTTCAAAATTAATAAAGTTAACACTAGATATTGTCTGCAGTACAGCAGATCTCATATTAAAGAACATGATAGCACCAACAGAATTGTTAACCCAGTTTGTCCAAGCTCTTTCTAAACGGCCCATACCTTTAGGTCTATTAGTACCGTTTTCCATACGCCAAAGCATATTTTCTAAAGCTTCTCTAAATCTAGAACCATAAGTAGCTTCTATTTTATTTAAATTATTTTCAGAAAATATTTCATTTTTATTTTCTATCCACTCAGCTAAAAATTGTTTTCTACCAACTTTATTTACTACGTTCATTAAATCAGAAGCTATACTTTCAACGTTCCAGTATTCACCTGGTTGTATATATCCATCTTTTTGTTTAGATATTAAACCTACAGTATCAGCAAAAGTTTTAAGATCTGCATCTTTATTAACTGTATTAACCATTAGTTTAATATCACGTTTAGATAAACCTGGTATATCAAAACCTGCTTTATCCCATAAATAAACTCTTATAGCGTTGTCAAAAGTAAAACCACTATCACCAATCATTTTACCTAACTTCTTTTTAATTTTTGGAAACTTTTTACGTAACGCTTTATAATCATCAGTTATAGTTTGACGCATACGTTTCATTTCTTCATCAGCTCTAGCAAAAGGATCTATTAAAACTTTTTTGAAAAAAGCTATATCAGCATCACCTTGTTTACCTTTACCTGCAAAATATCTTAACAAGCCAGCAAAATCATCAGCAGAAGGTGGTACAAAAAAAGCAAACCTACCTATGTTTTTACCACGTTTTTGAGCACCTATTCTTGAAAATATTTTTTCAGCACCAACTCCTTTAGTACGCTCTAACATTTTATTAAAATCAATACTAATTCCTTTACTAGATTTTATTCTAGCTTGTACTGATTTACCTTTTATATCTAATTGATCAAAAACATGTTTAACAGCTTCAACGTTAGGTAAAGCATCGTCTACAAAATACATATCATTATAACCTTCAGCATATTTTTCTACAAACCATTGAGCTTTAGCATCACCTTCGCTTTTACCTAAACCTGTTATATTTTCAATAGGTATATCTATACCTTTGCTTTTTAACCACTGATGTATTGGTTCAGCAGCTTCTTGCATACGAGCTGTTAGTACAAACACGTTTTTGTTACCGTATTTTTTAATTTGGTTTTTCATTTTTTGTAATAATGGTCCTTCTTTACCACCTCTTACGTTTACAAAATCTGAAAAATCAAAATTCCAACCTTCTGCAGCATATCTTGGTCCATCTATAGGCCATTTATCAGATGGTATTTGTATTGTTTGACCTTCTTTAGTGGCTGTTACAAAGTTTTTACCATCAATTATTAGTGTTTCATCAAAATCAAATGTAGACATACCTACAGACTTACTACTATATATTTTTGATGATCTAGCTTTAACAATACTATCACTTAAAGATTTTTTATTATCTCTTACTTGTTTTGTTTCTTGTAATATTTCAACACCTTTAATTCTAGCATTTAACTCAGTAGTTGCTTCACTTTTAGTTATTTGATTAGTAAATAATCTAAAAAGTATATCTTGTTGAATAGATATAACATCTTGGTTCATTCTGTATTTAGCATCTACATCTACACCGTACTCTTGCGCTAACGTTTGCCCTTTGTCTAGTGTTAAAACATTAGGATTCATACCTTTATATTTTACACCATTTATGTAGTGTACTTGCTCGTTAACATTAGGATTTATATACCTTACCCAACTAGGCATTATACCAGCTAGCACACTTGTTTTAATATCAAATTTTTCAAATCCAAATTCTTTGCCAGGTAAAGTTTTAGTGTAGTCAAAATCTTTACCTTTTAGCAATTTGTCATACAATTCTGGTAAAGATATTTGAGTATAAAACTTCATGGCTTTTCTCATCACACGCGGTGATAATAAATTTTGTTTAGCCATTACCCAAAGATATTGAGCAAAATCAGTGGCTGGATACATATGTTCTTCTACATTTACTAACCCTAAAGTATTACTACCTACAAGTCTAGAAGCAACTCTCATCCAATTAGCTTGAGTTGTAGATGTAACTTCTAACAAAGCTGCCCAGTGCTTTCTGTTACCAGGATTATCTTGAATATCTTTTTGTATAGCCATCCAAATATCAATAAAGCCTTTATCAGATTTATCAAATAAATCTTTATTTTTGTTTATTTGATCTTGAACTTGCTTTGCTGTTTTTTTACCGTATGTTGTTGTTCTTTTTACAGCAGCTTTTACGTTATCACTTTCTGGTGCAAAAGTACCACCGTTTTTCTCATACTCTTTAATAAAGTCTTTTAACTGACCAACATTAGCAAATAACATTTTACGAGCAGCTATTCTTTCACCTTCGTTTATTTTATATTCTTTTACTTTCTTACCGTCTATTATTACGTTTTTATATACCGCTCCAGCTCCATGCAGCTGACCTTCTTTAAGCCAAAACGATTTAGGAAGTATTTTAAATCCAACTTTACTTAACCATGCTTTTTGTTTTTCTTTGCCTTCTATTTTATTTAAATCAATGTCGCCAGATTCTTTTGATTTTGTTATACCTTTAGAAAACATAACTTTAGACATACCGTCACGTATTTTTAATACTTCTGGGTTTTGTTTTCTTATTTCTTGATTAGTAATTACTTTGCCAAATAAATCTGCAAGTGCTATAATTCTAGCCGATGTATTTCTATTACGTGTAGGTTTACCTTCAATAATATCTATTAATGCTAAAAACTCAGAGTCTTTAATATTAGTACGTTTAACTTGACCTTTTAAGCCAGCCTTAGTTTTAGCTCTAGTTTCTTTTTGTGTATACAAAGCTTGTAGTATAGTTCTAGGTACTCCAGTAGCTTGACCTTCAGCATCAAAACCTTGTGGTAATGCATCTATTACTAATTGTTTGTTTTTATTAAACCACCTTTGAGCACTAGCAACTTCATCTTTTGTTAAATTAGCTTTACTTTTAATTTTAGCTGGTGATATACCTAATAATTCTCCTACAGTATTCATAACAGCATTAGGTACACTTTTAAAGTTTATTAAATTTTCTAAATCAAATGGTATTTTTGATACTTCTTTTGTAACTTTATCAGTAATTTTTAATTTATCAGCGATAACTTGTCCTTTAGTTTTTCTTTCAGGTGTAACAACAGCATCTTCTGCAGTTTCTTGAGCAGCAACACCTCTAGCCTCTGTTACATCTGCTTCAAACTCTGTTTTAAGTATTCTGTTACCAGCTTCAATAGAACGTGCTGGTAAGAATTTATTTATATAAGCAGCTAAAGGTACACCGGACTCAGGCTTGTACTCTCTAATAAGATCTAATATACCTCTTTTACCAGTTTCTATCTCATCAATAAGTAGTTGTTCATCGTAACCAGGCACATCTCTAAATCTTCTAGCTATACGAGTAGTAATAGGTTTAAACTGCTCTAATATGTCAAACAAACCTGCTTCACCTTGCTGTTCGTATATTTTTTGTACTGCATCAGAAGCTTCTTTTGAAGCTTTTATATCAACTATATCTTCTTCTCTAGTAACACCACCTCTTAATATTCTACCTTCGTAAGCAGCTTTATTAAAGCTAGATATATAACTAAAAACATTATCATTGTCACTAAAGTCTATAAAGTTATTTAACTTTTTACCTAACGGTGTCATGCTTATTGTTTTGTTTAAAAAGTTTTTAATACCAAAAAGCATGTTAAAATCATTTCTTTTAACAGCACCAATAGTAGTTAAATCACCTACTAAGTTAAGCATTTCTTCGTAATTAACGCCGTTGTTATCTATATCATCGTTATAAGCTTTTTTACGTTTTACATAAAAATCATATGTTTCTTTTGTTATTTGTTTGTTTTTAAGTTTAATTTTCATCAAAGCATCAAGACCTAATATACCTTTTTTAGCAGCTTCTATTACTTCTCCATTTTTAATTAAACCTTGATCTCTATTTTCTTTATGAAATAATTCATGAATACCAGCTACAGCAGCTACTTTACCATCTAAACTTGTTCCAAGTAATATATTTACTTTTTGATTATCAGTAAAAACATAAACACTACCATTTTTACCATCATCAATAAAAACAGCATTATCTGAAAAAACTTTTTGTTTAAATTTTGCTAAATCTTCATCTGATAAGTTGTTATCTTTTTTAACTTTAGCAAAAAACTCATCGTTAATTTTATCAGCAGTAATCTCTGTATAACTTGTACCTTTTTTCTTAGCTAAAGCTTTTGCAGCGCTATTGCTAAACGAAGCTACAGCTTGTAAATAAATTAATTCAGATTCAGATTTAGTGTTTTTTCTGTTAGGATCTTTAATTGCTTTACCAGCTTCTTGTTCATGTTTTTTTGTTTCAATACCAACTATAGACTGAATTTTTTCATTAAAATCGTCATATTGTTTTTGAGCATCTTTTAATATAGATTTATCAATGTTAGACATGTTTAAACCATATTCTCCGCTAGTAGCTGCTTTTAATATTTCTTTTTTAGCATTATGTCTTTTTCTATCAAGCTCAAACACTTCTTGTAATTGATCAACTGTTAGACTTTCAGCTTTTTGAGTAATTCTAGCTGCATCAAAAAACATTTCTTTTATTTTTTTTGTTTTAAGCTTTAATAATTCTCTTTTTTTATCTTTAGTTAAGTTAGGACTTTTTAATTGTTCATTAAGTTTTGCTACAGTACCAAGTTTTATTTTAAAACTTTGTTTATCTTTATACGTTGCAAACGTATTTCTAATACCGTTAAAAGAATTTCTAGCAGTACCCATAGTACTCATACCACTAGCGCCAAGAGCTACATCTCCAAAAAATTGCATATCAATACCATCTGTAAGACTTACATCTCTATCTAGTAAAACTCTATTAGTACCGTTGTTTATTAATTGAACACTAAATTCCTCAGGAAATTCAGTAATAATTGATAATCCAAAAGCTTTAGAATTACCTGCTGCTTTTTGCAAAAAAGTAGCATTAGCACCAACTTTAGACCATTTAGCAAAGTTTCTAGCTACAAGACCTTGACCAAATAATCTTTCCATAAACATATCAGCAAAACCAGATATTATACCTGCTCCATTTTGAAGATAAAAAGGTGTGTTTAAAATATCTTGTTGTCGTTCTAACTCTTCGTTTAATTTTTCAAGTTCATCTTCGTTAGTTGCTCCAATAATTTTATCTTGTAATTTAGGTATTAAACTAATAGCGTTTCTCATTTCCCTTTCCTGCTGTAATATAGAACCTCCAAAACCTTGAGCAAAATAATTAGCGTATGCAACAGGGGCTAAAGGTGTAAACATTAAAATACCATTAAGATATGTAGAAGCATTATCAGCCATACCCATACCTATAGATTGAACAAGATTTTCTTTACTATACAATATTTTATTAGCAAAAGCTTGCTGTTTAGAATCTGATAAAGCAATAAGTCTATCAAAAGTTTGTTTCTCAGGTATACCTAATAAATTAGTAAAAAAACCAGGTCCAGCTTTTGAAGCGTCTCCAGTTTCAACTTCAGGTAACAACTCATCAATAATTCTAGGAAATCTAGCTGCAATAGTCTCGTAACCACCTAATATAGTTTCTTCTAGACTCGCCATTGCTCTTTCGTAATTATTATAGTTTTTACCTAGAGCTTGTAGGTAAGCTTCTTCATTAATAACATTTTGATCAAACTGAGCGTTGTAAACTTCTAGCTCTAATTCAACGTTTGCTATTCTATTGTTAAATAAATCTGCAATATCGTTACTTTTTGAAGTTTCTAAAAGTTTTTGATTAGCTTGAAACTCACCTATTAATTTATTTCTTTTTATTCTATCAGCATAGCTAATATTTTCTATTTCACCTAAAGTTTCTATTTGATCAAGTAACTTTTTTTGAGTATTTATTATAACACTCATATTTTCTTTTATTATACTTGATTCGTTTTCTAATCTTGTTTCTTCGTTATTTATAGCTTTTAATGCAGTGTTTAACTTTGATGCTTTTACTTCAGCAATTTTACTTACAATAAAACCAGGAGCTGTTTCGTAGTAAAATTCATTACCTGGTTTTACTACGCCTTGTGCTTTTGCAAATTGATATATTTTTATAAAGTCTTTTGCAGATTTCTCATTAAAATCTATTGTAGTATTTTTAAAAGCAGCTGCAATAGTAGGAGTTCCTAATTTTTTATAAATATCATCAAAAGCTCTTCTATAAACAGCTTCACCAACATCGTTACCAGCAACTTGTATTTGTCTTAAAAGTTGCAATTGCGAAAGTTCATCATCTCTACCAAACGCATCAAATTGATCTATAGTTTTATTAACTTGTATTTGAGCTTGTTCAAATTTAGCATCTTTTAAAGCTTTGTTTACTGATTCAAAAGAAATTTTTTCGTTTTTTAATAATTCTTTTAAATTTATATCACCTGTAAAATCTCTTTCAAGTTCTTTGTCAAATTGTTTATATATTTCCCAAGCTTCTTCTCCACCTTGTTCTTTAATATATTCTTCAAGATCTTCATCGTTTATTTTTTTAGGTTCAAAAAATGTATTAGTTTCTGGATTAAATAATCTATCACCTACTGGAGGTTTGTTTCTTTTTTGCCAAGCTGGAAATTCATCTAGTTTAAAATAATTTTTACCCCAAGCTCTTTTAACAATATCAGAGTCTTCATCTACACTAGCTATGTCGTTTTTTATAATATCTTCAAGAGTACCTACATCATACTCTTTTTCTGCAGTAATTGTTGCTTCATCTAACTTTACACCTTTAAAACCAATCAAGCTAAAACCTTTTCGTTTTAACTCGTCTATGACTAAATCTTTTTTATCAGTGTCTTCTATATTCTCAATAAAACTTTTTGCTTCATCAGTATTACCTTCGTTGTATAATGAAATAAACTTGTTTGTTTTTTGAAGTACATCAAATGTAGAAGTACTTGTTAAAGCTTTAGTAGCATCAACCAATTCAGATGTAGGCTCTTGTATATCTAAACTTTCTTTAAATTCTATATCTTGACCTACTTTGTATAAATTTACATTGTAAATACCTTTTGTAAAGCTAGTACCTTCATAGTTTTCTCTTTTATTTAACTTTTGTTTCAAGCCCAAAGAAAAATCTTCCGAAGTTGATACCCCACTTTCGGGTGCTGTAGTCTCCGACGTTACAAGCGCACCTGTCTCTGCAACGTCTTCTTTCTTTTCCACACCTACAGATTTTACTTCTGGGTGTTGATTTAAATATTCTTCTGTTGTTAAGCCTTTTTCTTTAGCTCTGTTATCAACATCTTCTTGAGTGAACTGTAATACTTCACCATCTAATTCGTATTCAAACATATTTTATATTATTAAGGAAGCTTGTTAATTTTTCTAGCTATACTAGGATCTAGCTGAGCTTTATCAATTAAAGTTTGTCTTTTAAAACCTTCATTTTTAGTACTAATTCTACCTTGTTTATCTACAAGATAAAATGTATTTCTTAAAACTCCAACACCTGGTCTATAAGTGCTACCGTCAGGCATAATAACATCACCACCTGCGTTAAGGCTTCTAACAAAAGTATTTTGCTTGTTTAGTTTGTCTTGCGTAAGTTGAGTTCTTTCTATTGTAGAAGTTTTTTGGTTATCATTGAATAAATCGTTAGCTTCTTCAATAATATCGTTAAAAAAAGCTGTGTTTAAATCTTTAGGATTTTGTTTATATTGTAATTTTAAAGCTTCTAATTCTTTAAACTTTTTTTCTGGAGTTGAAATATCTCTACCTTTTAGTTTTAAGTATTCTTCTGCAAAAACAAAACCTTCTAAGTCGTCAAACAATAATGAAGCAAAGTTTCTGTCTTGTGATAATCTATTTAATACTCCAGTAGATTTTGATTTAATACGTTCAAAATCTTTTACACCTCTTCTTGCTTGTTTTACAGCATAATCAAATATATCACTCGCTATTATTTCTTGACCAGTAGTAAAAATTTTAATAGGTTTTTCGTAGTCAGGTAATCTAACTAACTGTCCACCAGCAGCAACACTTTTAACATATATACCAGCAGGTTGGTTATCTTTGTTGCCAGCTCTTACAAATACAAACTCTCTAGGTGTAGTGTTAGAGTTTAATCTAACTTGATCACTTCTATCGTTTATAGTGTTAGCTGCAGAGTTGTTAGATTTATCACTCTTAAGTATAGCGTCAAGATAAGTTAAATCTTCTCTATAAGCATCAAGACTTGTTGTAGCTATATTTTGTTTTTCTGCACCTTCGTTTTTATTTTTTCTACTTGTAAGCACACCACCTTGTATAGACTGTTTACCACCATCTCTAAAAAGTTTTTGAAGCTCAAGAAGTTCATTAGTAAATATTTTTCTAGCTTCAGGATCATTTGTTAATCTTTGACTAGAGTTTAATTTTTTATTAAAAAACTTTTCGTTTTCTTCTTCTTGTTTTTTTATTCTTTGATTAGCAGACATGTATCCTTTAACAAGGCTAGTAGTACCTGATATAAGCGCTTTTATTATAGGTGTATTATCTACTACTTTGTACTTAGAAGCGTACATACGTCTAGCTGATTGTATTAATTGATTTGCCATAATTTAAATTAATTTATCTCATATATTCAGGAGGTTCATAACCAATACTTATATCAGACATGTCAGCAAATTCAGTAGTGCCTCCGCCACCTCCAGCACCACCACCTCCACCTGGTGCGCTACGTTTTCCAAGTCCACCAAGATAAGCTCCACCTATTTGACCTACAGCGCCTATACCAGCTGCGATCAACTGTGTTCTATTTTGTTTTCTTTGCATTTCAGCTTGATTTATAGCAGCTACTTCTTCCATACTCATGCCAAGCATTGTTTGTAATCTTTGAAGTTCAAACTGTTGTTTTGCTTGTTCTCCAGCTAAATCAGCTTGAGCTTGTTTTAATTCTATAGCTTGTTCTTGTTGACCTAATTCTGCTGCTATTTTAGCTTGGTTTTTAGCAGCTTGTCTAGCTAAACCAGTGGCTAAAGCTGCTGCTCCTGCACCACCTGTTTGTCTTAAATTTTCTAGTATATCTGCTTGTTGTTGAGCTAAACCTTGTTGTTGTAGTTGAGAAGCTTGAAGGTTTACTGTCATATCCTCAAAAGGATTTGTATACTGAAACTCATAGTTTTCATACTGTTGCAGTAAAGCGTCTCTTTTAGCTTGAGCTTGTCTTAACTCTTCTGTATATTTGTCTTTTCCACTTCCGCCAGCTAAAGCACCTAATCCAAAACTTGCTAGTACACCACCAGCTATTTTAGCACCTAACGGTATTAAAGGAGCTGCTTTTAATGGTGAGTTTAATAATTTTCCTTTTGGCATATTTATATTGTTATATGTTTAATTATTACACTTTTAAGTGTTTATTTACTACTTACAGAAGCTTCCATACCTATTGAAAACAATTCTGCTTCATCTGTAGAATCATTAACAAACTCTACTTCTGCAAAGTATCCTTTAATAGAACCTAAATCTTTATCTTGATTTTTAGCAAAAAATAAGTAATCACCATTTTCTGGAAGAGGATAAAATAAATTTTTAGTATCTACTGTTATTTGCCAAGTTCCAACTACAAATGGTGATGCTGTTGTACCTTGTCCACCACCTTGATTTCTCTTGTAATTAAGAACCTTACCTATTCTAATAAGATTATTTGTTTGGTCTTGATCTGTTCCAGTAACAACATCAAGAGAAGTATTTCCAGTTCCAATATTTTCAAATTTTGTAGTAATATCTTCATCGCGTAAAATAAATAAATCATCTCCACCTGTAGAACCTATAACATTAGGATCTCCAAAGCCACCACCAGTTTGTTCACCACCTTCTAATCCAAACTCTGTTAATTCAACTCCATCTATACTAAGTGAAAGTGTTATTAAACTATTATTTGCCATATTTTCTTAATTTTATTGTTGTTGTATTTCAAAACTTATAAAAGCTGCATTATTTTGTGCGCTTGCTACATTAAACTTTAAAGATCTAGTAGTAGAAGCAGAGTTGCTAACAGTAAAAATTAAATTATTATTACTAATACTTGGTGTTGCTGCTAACCAGCTAGGTGTTCCTGTAGTGTAAGTAGTAGTTGCTGATGTATCATCAATATATCTTACATTTAACACAACTGGAGTTCCACCGTTAAAGTTTAAAGGTATAACAAACGCAGAAGGAAAAGACATGTTTGAAGACAATAGCATACCAGCATAACTATTAAAAGTTAAACTTCCAACTTGAGAAGCAACTGCACCTGATAGTTGATAAACTTGAGTTCCTGTAGGTATTGTAGCATTAGGTAAATTTGCGTTTAAAGTTAATATAGCTGGATCTTGTACCACTGTTAATTTATCAGCTAATAATCCTTGTTGAGAAGGATCTTGAGTAGCAGGGTTAGATATAGTTGAGTGATACAAACCTAAATCAAAAGATCTTTGAGCTCCTGAAAAGTTTTCATCTAAGTTAAACTTAACTTCATACTCGTTAGTATTACCAGTAGAAGTTACTGTAACGCTATTTAAATAAGCAGGAGAACCTAATATAGTTTGTAAAACACCACTAGCGTTTGGAACTTGAGAAGAATAAGATAAACAAGTTGGAGCAGCTACATTGGCTTTAGCTAAAATTGTTAAATTATTATTTGAAGAATAACTAGCAGGAACTATAAGTTGAGAGTTGTTTGAAAAAAACTGAGCTGCTGGTTGACCTTTTTGAACTATTTGTAAAGTATCATCAGGGTTTCCAGAAGTGTTTTCTGGATTAAACCCATTTAACGTAAAAGTTCTATCTACAGGAAACATAGGATTACTAGCTTCTACATTAAAATTATTATTAACATTTAAAGTAACTGTATGAGTTATAGATCCTCCTGGATTAGAACCAATAGGAGCTCCTACATTAGAGTTTATACTATACCACCAAGGATCACCAGTTGTAGAACCTATTGTACCTGCTGCAGGAGTGTTTTGATTTAAAACAGCTTGACTTAAAGCAAAATTTGGATTTTCATAGTAAGGATCAGGATCATTTGCAGTTACAGTTATATTTTGAGTACCTCCAATATTAAAAGGGTTATCTTCTGATAAGTCTGCAATTGGTATACCAGCTGATATAGTTATTTGTTGAGCATTGTGATCTATTTCATAAGTGTTACCTAAATTATGTGGAGCTGTAGGAACAGTTACGTGATCTTTAAATATTAACGTGTTAACACTAGAATCATAACCAGCTTCTTGAGTTATAGTAAGAGTATCTGTTATAGTTGGATCATTATAATGAGCATGTGTTATTATAGCAGTTCTAGCTGCACCTCCTATAGGTTGAGGCTCTATTCTATAATGATTATTACCAGCGTGACCGTAGTATTGAACTAAAGGACCTGCCGGATTAACAACAGTTGCACTATTTGTAGGTGCTCCAAAATTTAAAGGTGTTATCCACCCTGTATTATTTGGATCTTGATAGTTTATAACAAAAGATGAAGCAGGTGGATACGCGTACGGAGAAGGTTGATCATAGTGTGCATATAAATGAACATCTGTTCCTTCTGCTGGTATTATAGGATTAGAACCAACTCCATTTAAATCAAAAAATCTACCATTATATTGAGTTGAAGTTCCAAAAGCTAAATTAATATTTCCAGCTTGATCATCAGTATAAAGATTTGTCCAATTTGCTCCAGCTACACCAGAAGTGTTAAGTACAAAAAAAGAAGCTCTAAGAGCTGCGCTTAAAAGAACTACATCTTCTAAACCTTGTTCAACAAATAAAATATCATTTGGAGTACCTGTAGTATTACCGTTATAAGTTAATTCTAAAGTTCCTAAAATGTTTGATCCAGTTGTGTTAGGATTTACTACTAAATCAACAGAACTACTAGCACCATTATAATATGGAGCAATACTAGTTATTTGATTTGCTATATCTCCAGTAGCTGTTACTGTAAAAGCTCCTAAACTACTGTATATAGGTACTCCAACTGAGTTACCTATACTTCCATTATCTGGTAAAGGATACCTATTACTAGCAATATTACCTAAAGCTGTATCAAAATACAAATTACCTAACTGACTATTTAAGTTTATAGTTATTAAATTTAAATCATCAACTGTAGCAGAAGTATTAGGATCGTACTCTGCTACTATGTTGTAGGATAAGTTAGTTCCATTATAATTGTTTACACTAGTTCCAAAACCTCCAGAACTATTTATAAAAGCAGCATACTGACTAAGTTCGCCAGGTTGAACATCAAAAGTCATGTAAGGTTGACTAACATAAGGATTAGCTATTACGTTAGGACCTGGTGTGTAATCTATATCTACTACGTTTTGAGATGGAGCGTTTGGATTTATTAATTTAGTTACATGCCAAACTTTTTTAACATCAGTATCTGTAACTATATTTATAGCTTGATACGCTGAGTTGTTTGTTATTTGATCTTGTATAATATTATTATCTAAAAATATTCCATTTATTTCTATGGTACCTTGCCACAAAATTAAAGAAGGAACAGCTGTAAAACTTAAAACTATAGTTCCATTATACGAGTTAGTACTACTTGGAGCTGAAACGCTAGTGTCAAAAACTATAGTACCGGTGACAGTATTACTAGCAGTACCAGGTAATCCATTATCACTAAAATTAACACTAGTAACAAAGCTTGGTAAACTAAAACCTAAAGTACTAAAACTAGCTGCAGATATTGCGTAACCAGCACTAGGTATTATAGTAAAAGTACCACTGCTAGGCATAGATAATATATTGAAAGAAGAAAAACCAGTGCTACTCCAATTACTACCACCAATAACACCAACTGTAACATTACCACCTAAACCAGGCCAAGGAGTAACTGTACCATTTATATCTGGATTTACTTCAGCTTTAGAAACAAAACCTATACCTTGAACTGTATGCTCTGCAGGATCCATATTTGATATAGCGTCACCACCAGTATCAAAAGCGTTTGTAAAAGAAGTTTCATCAGCTTTTATACTATTAAACTTTTTACCTTCTTTTTCTACAAACTCTTCAACTTTACCATCTTGAAGATCTGTTAAAATTTTATTTATATACCATCCGTCTTGAGCCATATTATAATTCTTTTGCTTGAGAGCCTTCGTAATTAACCGTCTTAAATAGTTTTACAGAACCTGGATCATCATTAAATAATACTTTAATAGTTGAGTTATATTGAGTACCATAAAAATTATTTCTTAAAACATCTTTTTGATCTGGGTGATGTAAGTACATGTCACCGTTTTTAAATGTGTAATATTCATTATCCATTGATACACCACTTTCTTTTATAAAAGATTTAAAGCTAGGCCAACCTTTTACAGACTCGCTGTAACTAACAGTGTAAACTTCTTTTTTATAACCAGGATTTGTAGATTTATGTATTGTAACATTGTATTGATTCTTTTTTCCATCATAACTACCTACTATAGCGCTAGCTGTTTCAAGATTATCATTAAACCAATCTTTCATACCTTGATCTGATATAGCAGTAATTCCATCCATAGACAATCTACAAATAGCACCTCTATTTTTATCAGCAAAATAGATTCTGTATTCTTCTACAGCAAAAGATTCTGGATTTTTTGATATACCGTAATCACCTTTAAAAGGTATTGCTTGTCCTAAAACATTTGAAGAACTTAATAAGTTAGGTTTACCTTCTGCATTAAATAAAGCATCTTTACCACTAGATAATATTTTTAAAACTTTACTTTCACAAAAAGCTACAACATCACCATCTCTAGAGTATAATTTTTGAATACTACCATATTCAGAGTTTAATTTTTTAACTATTTTATCCGCAAAAATAAACTCATTATATCTAGCAGTTCTAGTATCATCGTTGTATATTTGTGAAAATATAATATCATTTTTTTTATTTATTTCTTTATAGTCTGGATCATTTAAAGAAGCTTTAAAACCAGAAGTTTTACCATTAGCTATATAAGGATATACGGCTGGAGAGTTAAAATCATCTCTAATTCTATCAGACTCTACACCGTTACCAAAAGTATAACAATTATTCCAAGGTAAAGTTATTGTTGAACAATAATAATTATTTCCAGCTACTGGATGAGTATATGGATAAATGTATAAAGTACTACCATTATTACCAAAAGCTTGAGCCCAAGCAGTTACGGCTCCACCATCAGCTGTTTGAAATTTAACTTCAAAAAAACTACCTAAACTAATAGCTTGAGGTATATTGTTTGATAAAGATATTCTACAATGATAATTATCATCTGTTGGAAAATACGATCCAGAAGGATTAGGTGAGTAATTACCAAAAGTAGGGTTTGAATTATAATTATCAGCTCTTACGTGAGCACCTACAACAGATGTAACTGTAGCGTGGAAGTTTTTTTGAGCTTGTGATAAATTTATATTTCCACTTTCAACTAAAGTTATAGTAGAGTTTGGCTTAATAAAAGTTGAAGCTTTTTGTTTATCTAAAAATATTGGATAAGCTTGAGATACTTCATAAAATAAATCTAAATCTATATTAATAGGTTTTTCTACTTCAAACACAGCTCCATTATTTATATTTTCATCTGGTGTTGGTAGAGTATCATCTTGAGTTATATATTTAGTATAAAACTCATCAGCTTCTATTTTAACAAAAAACTTACCACTTAAATCTTGACTACTAGCATCTAATTTAACTCCTTTTATTTCAAATCCAGATTCTATTACGCCAGTGGTGAGAGGATCGTCTTCTATTTTATCAGCATTTCCTACAATATCTAAAACTCTAAACCTAGCGTTAACATCTGTTACAGCTTTATTATTACCATGTTCTTTTTTTAATACTAAATAATCATTTAAACTTATTTTGTTTACATCTGAAGAATTAAAAGATAACCAAACATATACAGTAGTTCCTGGAGAAGTAGATAAATTATCATTAGGATAACCTTTATACAATACTACATTGTTATACTCTGGACCTATTTCTTTTATAAAAAACTTATAATACTTAGCCCAATAAGGAGCTTCATGTTGTATTTTTACATTTATTCTATTTTGATTTAAAGAATTATCTTTAGGGTTTTTAAGCTCTGCAGATTCATCTATAATCACAGTAGTTTCTCTACCTTTTCCATCTAAGTAAACAACACCTATTTCGTAAGTCCTTAAACTTTTAACACTTGGTGCACCTGATTTTACTAAAACATCAACAGGTCCGTTAGGTGCTTGTATTTCTAATTTAGCTTTACTAATTTTAACTCCTCTTTCTTTTGCTGTGTGAGCATCAATAACGTCACTATAGTTTCCACCACCATCATGAGTTATTTCTTTAACATTATTACTTGTAGTTACTAAAAAAAATCCAATTTTATCACCTACTTGAACTTGAGTGTTAGGACCTACTACTAAAGGTACAGTAGCGTAACCTTGAGGTTGTGATATTGGATTTACATATAAATCTTTCATATAACTACTGTCAGCAGTTTCAATAGATCTTCTAGCGCGACGAACACCTACTGATGCTGGAACTGGTTGACATATTGATTTAGTACCTTCTATAACAACATCCATAAACTCAAGTGGATCCCAATTGTTTGTAGGATTTATCGCATTTCCCATCATAGAAGGTGCTACAAAATTTATATCTTTAATTATTGGATTACCATTACCATCTACTTTAGCACACAATAATTGTATTTCAACATCAGGAAAAGATTTACCTGCGTTTGGATGTGCAGTTTCAGTATTTGAAGCAGCAAAATAAGCATCTACAGAAGCTCTTATTATATAAGTACCTTCTTCTGGTATAGTGTAATCAAATGAAGCTTGATTCCAATTATTTTGATCATCATTTTCAAAATTAAAAGGAATAAGTTGATAACCTGGCCATCTATAACAATCATTATTAACATCATCTCCGATAGAAGTACCGTCAGCTTTTATATATATTGATTTACCAGAATTATTAGAATAAAGAGTTAAAAGATTATTGTTACCATAACCTGTTGTAGAATTAAAACTGTTAGGTCCTGGAGGCCAAACATTAAGACCTGGATAAAAAAATGGATATCTATAATGAGGAAATGATTGATTAGAAGTTAAACCTGTTCCTAAACCTTGATCATGATGAGGCATTTCCCAAACACTTTCACCAGATGTTGAAACACCTGAAGTTGCTGTTGTTACTAAGTCAGCTTGCATTTCAGCTTCTAAATTGTTACTAGCAAAAAAAGTAGCTGTAAAATCATTTTTAATGTTTTCTATAAAAGATTTTATACTTGGTTTTATTTTTATATTTCTACTATCAACTAAATCAAAACCTTCTGTGTAGTTACCATATAAAACTCTAGAGGCACTAATTTCTTGAGCTTTAGCTTTTTTGGGTAGTAAATCAAAAGTTCTTAATGTTTGATTAGAAGGTAAAGCAAAACCAAAAGATTCACTATCTAATTCTAAATAACCAAAAGCATGAGTACCTGGTAAATTCCAAGGATCAGTAGCTAATTTAGATCTATTTATTTCTTTTATAACTTGAACTAGCTCTGAAGAAGAATCTTTTAAAAGTATTTGTATACTCTGTACATCGTTAGGTGTGTTAGTTGTTATAAAATCTTTTATAGTAATACTTTTACAAGCACTTTCCATGCCTCTGTTAAAACCGCCGTTAGCACTATAAGAATAATTATTAGGTAAAAATACACCTGTAGAATAAGGAGATATACAAGAGTATTCTCCATCTACATATTTATATCTATAAGCAAAGTAAATAAACTTATCTCTATATATAGCGTCTTTTTCTACTAGAACAGCTGTCCAAACTTCATCTACTTCTGTGCCAACATAACTTTCATCTACATCAACTAAAGCAACTCTAAATTTATTAAAAGTACCGTATGGATTTACTGAACTACCACTCGAGCCAGATAAAAAATTAATTATTTTAAGTTTAGCAAAAGATGCAGTTGTGTTACCAGTTATTCTTAAAATATCATTAACTTTCCAATGAGGTCTACCATTAGTAGCTTCTATATAAAATTCTTCACCTGCTTCAAACTTAACATTACCAGAATCTGCTAAAGCAAACGGTTCTGAAAATCCTGAAGGATTCCATTTAAATATAGGTGAAGAAACTGTGTCATCATAACTATAACCAGAATTTAATCCATTTATAAGTATAGTAGTAGGTTCTCTTGATGTTAACTTTGTTGAAACTAATGGAGCTGTAGTAGGGTTTCTACGTATAGTTGTTATATTATCTTCTGTTAAAAAGTTTTCATGTTGTGCTCCATTGTTATCTCTATAAACATGTTTACTATGTATTGCTATGTCGTTAAAACTAAAGTAGTCTCCATTTGAATTTTTAAATCTATCTACAACTATTCTTTTTGGTTCAGTTCTACCATCTGTATAGAAAAGAATATTATCTGTATAATTTATTCCAGTTATCATTGTGTTTTCTGGAGTATTACTAGTAGGTGTTCCAGTTGTATTAGATTCTATTTCTTGAACTCCGTGTTGAAAGTTTAATATTCTTTCAGAAGTAAATTGAAAAACAAAGCCTAAATCTATTAAAGCTTGTGTATAAAATATACCATTTAAACTGTAAGGTATTGTTGTTAAAACCATAACACCTGAAGCTGTTGCAGCAGGTACTATATCTTTAACTATAATTTTTTCTCCAATAAATAAATCTTGATTATCAGGTGCTAAAAGTCTAACTCTCATACCAGGTCTGATGTGTTTTGGAAAAAATAAATTTCCACCAAGAAAAGGTATAGAGTAAGTTTCTACACCTGTTATTATACCGTTGTTACTAGGTTGCACATCTACAACTTCTCTAGCTTCATAAACATCTGTAACTAAAGGATAAACTATACCATCTTCAGCTGCAGATAAAGCTGTATACTCAGATATAACATCTGATCTAGCTCCTGTAAAACGAGTATGAGCACCATAAACACCATTAGCTACTAAGTCGCTAGCTTTATGTATAAAGTTAAATATTTTTTTAGTAGAGTCATCAGCATAAGATGCAACAGTAATTGCATTATCACTAAGAGTAAAAGAGTTATTGTTTTGATCTTTTAATGTTGCTAATTGATTACCTTTTACATTTTGCGCAGTACCAACATTAGAACCTTCAGATGTAGAGATTTCTATATTCAACGCATCTCTATACTCACCATTAGGCACTAACCTCTCATCGAGGTCTTTGTTCATTTTACCTCTAAGAAAATTATGCTTTATCTCCGGCATAAATTAATGTTTTATATGCTTAGATTTACCTCTAAGTATTTGTGTTATTTCTTCAAGTTTTATATTTGATAGTCTTAGCTTAGCTGTTCTTTTAGCTGCTCTTGCTTCTTTTTTGAATCTAGCAACTATAGCTAAAGGAACGTTTCTTTTACCAGATAATACAGCGTAAGCTATTTGCTTATACATAGCTTCTTCAGCAAACTTGTGAACTTTCATTTCATCTTCAGTTCCTAAACTATCACTTATGTATTTTAGTATCACAGTTTTTCCATTAATATTAGAGCTAAAGTGTATTTTACCAGTTAGCTCATCTATGTAAAAAGATCCGTTAACTTGAGCGTGTTGAGGGTCTAGTCCATATCTTTCACCTGATAATAAATCATAATCTTCATCAGTATAATCTTGTTGATTTTCTACAGGAGTATGACTTCTATAAGCTTCCCAAGTACTTGATTTTGGTTTTGTTAAAGTATAAGTTAAATTAATAGTTGTTCCAGCTGTAGGAGCTTGGTTAAAAACAATATTTTGACCGTTAACACTTACTACTTTAGTTCCAGCTTTAATAAAACTACCTGCAACCATCATGCCTGGAACAATATTAGAGTTAACAGCTGACAACGACTGATTAACTGTAGTTGTAATAGTAGTTTCTTGAATTACAGAAGATTCAAAATTTAACAACAACTCAGTTGTATCTTCATCTCCATCAAGATCATCAGAATCAAACTTGTAATCTCCAGATATAATACCTGATGCAAAATTGTCTTCAGTATGTTGCTGTACTGAAGAAGGATTAGAAGTTTTAATAGCAGGATACAGTACGTGCTCTATTCCAGCAGTATCTACTCTACATATTTTTACATAATTAACGTAATCTTGAGGAAGAGACATTTGTAAAGTTGAAGGAACTGTTATTTCAAGTGCTTTTATTGATTTTAAAGTATCAAAACTAAATTCTTGTAAAGCTCTTTGAGCATGAAACCTTATTTCAGTTCTACCTACTTTATCTATAAGTTTATCTTCTCCAACATAAACAAATTCAAAAGCTGAAATAATATCAGATAAAGAAGTAAATTGATAATTACCTAAATCATTGCTACTGTAATATGTAGATGGTGATGTTCCTCTCATTTAATTATGCTTTTTCTTGTTGAATATTTTTTATTTCTTCTTGAGCCATAACATTATGTAAACTTGGATCTTTTATCATTATTCCAGCTAATGTTAAAATTCTATTTATTAAGTTAACAAACTCTGAATCGTGAAGTTCAAAACTTGTAGAATTACTTACATTGTAAAGAGCTACACCGTTAGTTATTAAAGAACCCCATATAGGAGTAGCAGGTTTTCTATAAAAATCTATATTAACATCAGTAGTTCTACTAACTGTTCTATTGTCAAATTGCGATGCATCATAACTTGCGTTTGGTGCTGCTGTTGTACCTTCTTCGTTCTGCACGTATACATATATTTCATTACCATGTCTTGTATAAACTGGTCTATTAACATGAGGTTGTAATAAAGGATGTCCATTTCTAATAAGATTAAGTTCTCTAGAACTTACTCTATCACAAGGTATTAATTTGTGAAGTTGATTAAACGCACCAGTTGGACCTGTTTCTACTTTACGTATATAAACATTAGATAATCTATAACAGTCTTCTGGTATACCAAACGCTCCAAATGAATTAGAAGCTGAATAAGTAGGTTGATAATCTACAGAAACTTCAAAAGGTTGTAGTTTTTCGTAAATCATATATGTAGGATCTGCATAATTTTCTTGAGCAGATGACATCCTAGAATATTTAGATAAGTCGTGAAAGTATTGTTCAAATATATCCATTTGAGCTACAAGAGCTATTTGATTAAACTCATTAGGAGTTATATAACCTCTTTGTTCTTTGTTAGCTATTCTTAAAACTCTTTGATATACTGTGTTTACGTTTATCGCCATTTATGTATTTTTTATAGTTAAGCAACCACTCTATAATAGAGTGATTGCTCTACTATATATAGTTACGCGTTTAATCGCTTTTCAATGCTGGAGTAAACCTCCATGCCTTCATCTGTTTTAAACCAAGCAGCTAATGCTGAGTAAGGATGCTCGTCAAACGGTACTGTCATCAACTTTCTATCATTAGATCCCCAAGTAAACGTACGTTGATCTTGTGATAATTTTATAATATGATGCTCTACAGCTCTAATACCAAAGTTTCTAAGTTGCACATTATCATCACTAGCTAACTCTAAGAACAAACCAGCGTTTTTCTTAGCAAATAGTAGTAAATCTCTTTTAAGCTCCTTAGAACTTAACTTAGATACTTCAGATCCAATCTCTACACGCATAATAGCTTCTGCCATATCAATATCCATATCTTTAGCTATATTTAGAGCCTCTATTTCCATCTCTAAATAATCAATATCATCTTTAGCTTTTGCTACAGGTTTATCTTCTTCAAATAAAGTATCCCTATGTGGGTGGTATAAAGATAAAAGTTTTTGTAATACAACTTTGTTTTTAGGTACGTGTAAATACCCGTTAGTAAATATTATATGCTCTAATCTTTGTTCACCTTTCATTTCATCAACAAAACAAGTTCTTTGATTAGATGTATACTTTAATTCTCTTTCGTAACCTTTTTCTTCATCAAAATAAAATATATTACTACCTCTTATTAAATAAGTTAACGGAGTTTTACCGTTTTTTAAATAATATAATCTATCTTTAAATTCCCAACTTGGTTTTTTATCTTCAACTTTTTTAGGTTTTGGTGTTTCAACAACTGGTGCTTCAACAACAGGTACCTCTACCTTTTCTATTTTTTGTTTTTTCTTTGCCATAATATAATATAATAAAAAATTAAAAAAAGATCGAGAGCCGAAGCTCTCGACCTTAATAATAAACTTAGTTCATTAACATAAAGTTGTTAGCACCTTGAGTGATTAAACATCTTTCTGATAAATAATGAATTTGCATAGTATCAATACCTGCAGTTGCTGCTCCAACAGAACCAGTAACCCAAGTTTTCATTTTACGAGACTCAGTTTCAGAAGCTCTAAAACGTACGTGTAAGAACGGACGCTTCATGTTTCTACCTAACATTTCATCATAAACTGAAGATACACCAGCTGGAATAACAACACCTCTAATATTAGTTACAGCGTCATTAAGAGCTCCACGAGTACCTTTATCGTTTAGATATTTAAAGTCAGACTTATAGAAGTCATAAGAACCTCTACGGAAACCAGAGAAACCTAAATTTAATGCCATATCTTCAGAGTTGTCAAACACACCGTAAGATGTACCACCAGCTCCGTAAGAATTCATTGAAGCTAGCATATCGTCTATAGCTAAGCTAGTAGAACGATCTACAAACATCATGTTTTCTTCAATAGCACCATTTTGATCAAACACAGCTAATATAGCGTCAAACTCTGCTAAATCAGTAGCAGCGTTAACACCAGTAACACCAGTAGTTTGGTGACCTCTAGTAGTAATAGCTTTGAATAAACCTTCAGTACCAGCATCAATACCAGTAGTAGAAGCATCTAAACCTAAACCACCAGTAGCATTTTCAATAGTAGAAGCTGCTACAGCAAACTCAGATTCTAACATAGCCATTTCTAAGTAATCAGCAAAACGAGATCTAGTATCTCCTTCAGCTTTTAAATACCATAAGTAACCATTTTGTCCAGCTTCACCAGCAACTTCAACCCAACCGATTGCAGATGCATCAGAACCTGATACTTCGTAGTAATCTTTTAAGATGATGTGTTTGTTTTGGTGAGACTTGAATTTTGGTTCGTTAGCAGATGATCTAGTATCAGTACCTTTACCAAACTCAGATCCAACAACTAGTATTCTATAAGCTCCAGCACCAGCTGAATCAGAAAAACCAGCGTTATCAAAATCATCGTTAGCATAAGGTAAAACAGTAATAGTAGCAGCGCCAGCTGTTCTAACAGATACATAACCTCTTAAAGTTAAAGAAGAGTTAGAAATTAAAACTATATCACCAACTCTAATACCATGATCAGCACCAACAGAGTTACCATCAACATCATTTACAATTGTAAATACGTTAGCAGAAACATCTTCGTTAGTAGCTGTATAAGCTAAGTGTAATCTACCTTGCTCTGACCAAACAACTCTGTCAGCAGCAGATGGTTCTTCAGCACCTACTTGAGCTAAGAAGCCTGAAATTGTTCTTTTACCATAGATCTCAGCTTCTTTTTCCATAAGATCTGGTAAGTATTGTTGCGCCCAACCTTCAGTAGCACTTGTTGTAAAGTCTATGTAGTTAGTTTGCAACGTTTGTTTTCTTGGGGCAGCATCTATCCCCGTTGCACTTGTAATTGCCATTTTTAAATAATTTTAAATGTTATTTTCGTTTTTTAATTTTAAACTTAAAATCAGAAGAATCATCGCCTAAAACTTTGAACTTTAACCCACCAGCTTCAAAATTTTTGTGATCTTGTCTTGGTGTCATATCTACGTTTTTAGATTTAGCAACACTATCTTTCATAGCATCGGCTTTACCTTGTTCGTAAAAATGCTTGGCTACAGCATCAGCGTTCATAGCGGTATAAATTGATTTGTGATAACCTTTAGCATCTGACATTAAACCATCTTTATTCAAAAACTTTTTGACAAAATTATTAATATCGCTTTGTTTAGATTTCACTTCATTAGCATTTTTAACATTAAATCTATATTTTTTATCTCCAACATTATATTCAAAACCTTTGAAATTGTCGTTAAAAACTTTATCAGTTTCTTTTGTAAAAAAAGATTTAGCTGCTTCAGTTGCTTTTTGAGTTTCTTCTGACTCCTTGTTATACCTGTTGAAAAAATCTACAGCTTTCTGTTGCTCTTTTGTAAGCTTACTTCCAGCTTTAATTTCTTCGTAATATTTAGACTTTTGCCTGTCTAAGTAGGCTTTAGCCTCGGCAACTTGCTCTTTTAAGGCTATTTTCTTTTTTCTAATATCTTTTTCATCATCAGCTTCGTCATCGTAAGAAAAGTTTTCTTCCATTAAAAACCCTCTTTCTTCAGCTGATAAATGAGGTTTAGTTATTTTGTAATATTCTTGTAAGACAGTTAGATTATCCATATTAGTATAATCTTGATTTAATCTTACATAATCTTCTAAACTACCACCAGTTTCTTCCATAAAGTCAACTAACTTTTGAATATTTTCTGGTAGTGGTTTGCCAGTTTCTTCAGCTTTAGCTACAGCTTCTTCTACTTCTTCAGTTAACTCTTCAACTTTTTCTTCAACTTCTTCATTTGTTATTTCTTCAATAACGGGTTGATCATCTTGAACCCCTTCTTTTCCGGCAGGTTTTTCAACTTCTGCTTCGACGTTTTCTTCACGTACTTCTTCGCTAACTTTGGATTCGTCGCGAACAGGTACCTCATCTGTGCTTTGCTCTGTAGTGGCATCTTTTTCTTCTGTTTTTTCTTGTGGTGGTTTACTTAAATCTACTTTAATAACATTATCGTCATCTTCAGACATAAATTTAGTTTCTTCCACTTGTTTAGTTTCTTCAACTTTTTCTAATTCTTGTTCCATAATATAAAATATAAAAAATTAATGTTTATTATCTAGGGTCAAAAGCACCTAAATTAAATCCACTTCCAAGTATATCATTACCGGAAGATTCAAACTTTTTAGGTGTTCCACCTGTTTTTCTTTGTTCTATAAGTTCACTTTGTTGTGAAGCTTGTATTTTAGTTCTTTCGTCTTTACGATCTTCTTTTGTTTTTTCTCTAGTTTTTAAAGCTTCAACTTCCATTTGACGTAATCGCATATTTAACTCAAACTCATGATTCATTAATATTTTTTTCATCTCTAACTCTTGAGCCATTTTATTAGTTTCTATTTCAGCTTGACCTTGAGATAATTGTAGCTTTTGCTGTGTCATAGCTTGATTTTTTCTAACATCAGCTTGAGCAGCAACTTCAGCAGCTTGAGCATTAGACTGAGCTTGCATTTGTATATTCTGTTGTTGTATATCTCTATCTGTTTGCTCTTTTTTTCTACGTCTTATTTTTAAAAGTTGATTAGCTAGTTTAACATTACGTATTTCTCTAATATCAATAGCATCTTCTAAATTTATATTTTCTTTAGATAAAGCTACTTGTATATTGTTTTCTAACTTTGCTTTTTCTTCTTCATCTGGAGCTAGTTCTATAAATATACCAAAATCATATAAATAAAGATCTGACATTTCTTCTAATGTAGCTACATTATGAGCACCTAAAGCTTGAATAAAAGCATCAGCTGTTGGAGAATATTCTAATATATCAGATATTCTCATAGATAAACACTCAGCAACTTGACTTGTTAAATATAAACCAGACTGTAATATATGTCTTGTAGCTGTATTACTATTTGCTGCAGCTAATTTTTGTACACCAACTAAAGCATTTTTATCTGGTATACTACCGTCTCTAGCTTCGTTTAATCCGGTTACATCACGTATCATTTGTAAGTAATAATTATAATTACCTATTAAAGCTTGCATTTTGTTACCACCGCTACCACTTGTTATTTCTTGTATAGGTATTTTTCCAGGATTTAAATCACCGTCTTGAGTTAAAGATCTACCAATAACAGAACCTGTTTGAAAGAACATGTTTAAAGCTTCTTGTGGATTATAGTTTGTTCCATTACCAAGATCAACTTCAGCTAAACCATCAGCATCTAAGTATACACCGTCTGGTACCATACGCGACATAACTTGTTGTAGTTTTAAATGTGTTAACTGTATCATATCAGCAAAACCTGTTACACGGTTAACTAATGAGTCTATTTTTCCTTTGTACATACGCGGTGCAACAATACTATAGTTCATTTTAACTTTAGTATAATCACTTTTAGGACGCATCATGTTTTTAGACATTTCCCATTTTAAAAGTTTATCAGTACCAAGAATTATAGCTCCTTCATATAAAGTTTCTATAGCTCTATTTAATCTACTATAATTTCCTTCTGCATCAGACGGTGGATCAAAAGTATCATCTTTTGGTATGATTTTATCTGCACCACTTCCAACTTGTTTCATTTTATAAACTTCGTTCATATAAGTTTTATAATCGAAATATAAAATTTGAACTTTGTTGCTATCATCATCATCATAAGGAACGTTATTTCTATAAGAGCCATAACGTTTGTAACTAGTCTTTTTTATTTCTTCTAAATCTTCTTCAGTTAAAAATGGAAACTGTTTTACAAGTTCATTAAAAGGTATTTCTTTTACTTCACCAACATAATATATATCATCAAAGTATGGTGATTCAGTGTAAGAATAAACCAAATTAGCAGGATCTACGTATTTTACAATAGCACCTTCAGAAGTGTTAAACTCTGTTTTAACAGCTCCAATACCTAAAACTGTTAAATCATAATAAAACCTTTTTTTAATAAGCTCATAATTACTACCTTCCATTAAAGTGTTTAAAGCTTGTTCTTCAGCTATTTCAACGGCTTGCTTATAATTAAGCTGCATATGTAACTGTAATTCTTCTAAAGTTTCTGGTAAAGTACTAGGATCATTTTCGTACATATCAATTCCAAAGTTAGCTGCAACTTTATCATTAAATTCTCTATTTTCCATATCGGACAATATAGACTCCATGTACTGAGTTCTTTTTGCTGCTCCGTATTTATCTTGTGAAAATGCTTTTATATCATAAGTTCTTTCAGCAATACCGTTAACCACAATATCAACGAACTTAGGAATAATTGGAACAGGCGTCCAGTCTAGATTTAAATAAGATAAATCACCATTGATAGATAATTCATCTTTGTATTTTTGAACTGATTGTTCTCCTCTAGCATACAACCTTAATTTATGAAAATCATTTCTTATAGAATTATATCTAGAGGTTCTAATATTTCTTTCGTTATTAAACCACTCTCTTTCTATAGCTTTAGCTATTTTCAAACCATAATCATAACTAACTTTTTCTACATCACTAACCACTTGGCTAGGAAAATAACTTTTTACAACAGACTCTGCCATATTTAATTTTTAATTATTTTAGATATACTACCTGTGTTAGTATATCTAGCTATATTTATATTTAGTTTACTTCTTTGTTTATTAGCAACTGGTTTATAAAGGTGTCTATTACAAGCCATGATAGCTAATCCACTACTAATTGAAGCATCGTGTTTTGTTCTTTTGTTTATATCAAACTTAGCCCAATCATTAAGTGTATCATTAAAATATATATTACCGTAATCACCTGTTTGTTTAACACCAACATAATCATTTATATACATTTCAATAGCAGCTGCATGAGCTTGCTTTATATCTTCACTTGAGTTTGGTATGCCACCTATTTCTTTTTCAGCTGTAGATAACTTGTTCCAAACTTTATCTGGTCTGTTCATGCTAAACGCTCTATAACCTCTACGTTTAAAATAGTATAGTAATCTTGGTTTATTATTTTCAGCAAGTATTGGCATACCGTAAAACACACAAGCCATAAGCACATCTTCAAAAAATATTTCTGCTGTTTGTGGTCTTGCTAGGTATTCTAAAAAAAAGTGGTTTGAAGGAGCATCTTCCATACTAAACTTTG